TCGTGTTCGGGTTCAGGTTCGGGTTCGGGTTCAGGTTCGGGTTCAGGAGAGGATTCGGGAGAGGATTTAGTTGTCGTATATTCCACAGATTTATATTCACCTATATCTTCTTTTTTTATTATACTCTTATCAACTAGTTTCGGTTCGGGTCTACCGAATATTGTATTTAAACCGAAAGAAGAATTATCCCTATCTGTGATATTATTCGTGATTTCTGTATTCTTAATAACACTAACTTCAACTGGTTCTTTCATATGTTTCATCATATCTGAAAGTTTAATATCTTTCCTTTCTTCTTTTTCAGATGCATCAACTATATCTACATTATCATATTTATCCTCTGTTAATGTATTAGTTTTATCTTGTTCATTTGACGAAATACCACCATCGTCGTCCACAGGTATAGTTATATCATTTACAACTATATCATTTACTTGTTTATTAATTTGTTCTTCAGATGGATCATCCGAATAAAATATTTCATCAGGAGTATAATTTTCTGTTGCGATAATTTCCTTGGTACTTTCTGTAGAAGCTATAGCAGAAACCCCATCGTTACCCTTATTTTCTGATATTTCAAGATCCTCTTCCATATCAGATTTAACAGATAATTCGTGTATTGAATCTTTATTTATAACTCTTTCATTATCTTCACCTGGAATATCCTCTTCTTTCTCTATATTAAAACCTCCGGTATTAGTTCCGTCGATATCTCCGTCATTCTCTTCATTATTCCCCCCATTTAAAGTTTCTTCAAGGGTTTCTTCATTGGGTTCTTCATTATCGGATAGATTATCGGATACATTATCGGATACATTTGACTGAATAATACTATTCCGTAATTCGCTCAATTCTTCTTTTAGTAATTGTTTAATATCATCTTTACTTGTTACTCGTGTATTATCCTCATAGGTATCTAGATGTTCCCTTAATATTTCTTTAATAGGCAACAGTTGTCTAATAGTCCCCTCTACGGATTGTTTGATAATATTTTCTATCTCCTTACAATTTCTCTGATATTCATGCCCTGGGACATTTTCATTAAATAAATAAGGATTTTTCCATAATTCTCTTGCTAAATTAATATATGATTTATGAATAAAACTGGTTGTTTTGGGTATGGTAACATTGATCTTATTAAATGTATTATTGGGACCAATTGAGGTTAATATTTTCGTATGACTTATAAATACGGCTGTTATTAAATCATCAATCCAATCACATTTAGAATTATTCATTATTCTCGAGCATTCGCTATCAATTATTTCTCCATTCCATATAGGAACTTTTTCTAATAGTTCTCTAAAAAGAAATAATATAGGGGTGCTTGTTTTTTTAGTATAAATTACCTTGGATTCATCATAAATAGATTTCACTCCATCATACATGTGAGGATACAACACATCAACCAGTTGATTGGTGTATTCTACCTTAGCCTGCGCGAAAATGGGAACATTAAGATCTTCCATAATATTTAGAAGCGTGTTTTTATTTTTTAAACTTAAACTTAATAATTCATAAAAGAAATCCTGTAAGCACAATTCCCTTCTCCGAATATTTCATAATAGAAGTCTTCTAACTTAGTTTCGCTTTTAATATTTTCTTGATTTTTAAAATAATTAGGATATCTAAATTTATATTCATTCATTGTTGGAAAGACTTCTAAATTTACTTTATAATTCATTGAGATAAAATATCCATTAACTTTTTCAATATCTTCTTTCTTAAGTTCGGAAATAGTAACTTTACCATTTTCACCATAAAAATATTTTAGACCATCTACGAATATCATTAATAATTGTTCAAAAGTGTGCAACCCTAAATTTTTCCCCGGTTCAATATATGTGCTTTCTAATTGAATAGATCCTTTATCTCTTGGTTCGGAACAATACAGATATTGAATAAATTGTGAGTGATCTCCTTCTTTGTAATCTGTTTCAGAATTATTCATTATAATACTTTATTTTTTTATTTTAATATTATGAACATCTTAATTTCATCTATCTAAAATATTACTCAGGGATTCCCTCGCGCGGATATCATTGATAATATTACCCTGTCCCCGCTGTTCCCAATCCTTGTTTCCATTCTTTAACCTTCTTAAATCCTTGAGGCATATCTCCAATTATAACAAACGAAACAACAAAAACTAATAATAATATTATAAACAACCGAACAATATCCTTTAAAAATAGACCTATAAATTCCGCAGAGAAATATGTCCAAAAGGGCCCGTGATATAAAAAGCAGATATTCTTATCTTTATTATCTTTATTATCTTTATCTTCATTCACAACCCCATCTCTATGCAATGCCGCCTTACAAATGTCTAGATTCGTTATAGAATTACATTTCTCCGAATCATTCTTATTCTTCGCTTTACACACAGGACTTTTAACATTCCCGATTAAAATTAGACTTATTGGAACAATCGAAAGTATTATAAATGCATACTTCATGGATGTCTCCACCATTTTAAATCCTAATAAACTGATAATTATAATTACGAAACAAGTTATTAATGGTGTCAACCGTTGCCATTCGGCGTTTTTGCTATATTTTTTACACGGAAACTTACATTTATCGCTGAATTCTTTATCATCGTCCCCTTGTGCTATATTATATTCGGGCGTTCGATCATATGATTTATTTATAGAATCACAATATTCATTAATTTTATTATTTGTTGTATATTCAGTAGCTGTACCACAGATTTTATCCTTAACTTCATTGGTAGAAAGGATGTCAACGGAAAGAACAAAACCTAGAAGAACTAAAATTATAAAAAATCCTAAAATTATTTTACCTTTCATACCAAGGCCATCATCATCGGAACCGCCGTCACCATCACTCTCTCCACCAGCATCTCCCCCATTCCTCTTCAATTTCAATGATATTGATACCGATAATATAAATAATAATCCATTAGTGATCCCAGCGAAAAAATAGTAAAAGAGGGTCGGCTTCTCACCTATATTAATAAAATCAGTATATTTTTTTTCTATGAATAGAGATAATATAAATTTTAGCGCAATAATTAAGAGGGGGACAACAACCCATAATATTTTTGGTTTATTTAAATAATATACTAATGCAATTGCAAACCAAATACTTAATAACATTGTTACACTATAATCAACTATTCTCCAAATATTATAATACCCGGGATCCAAGGGCCAGGATAACGATAAAGAGCTCGAACAAGTTGTATTTTCATAAGAGCATACTTCGGAGAATACACCGCAACAAGGAGAACTCGTCAACGATTTACATTTTTCTCCACTATCTTTTAGTAGTTGCTGAAATGGACTGGATAAATTACAGGTAGTTGAGTCTTCGTGAGGTATACATTTAAAATCATATCCCAACACATCCAAACCATTATCCCATTGACATTTATCCGGACATGTCCCCGGTGAAATAAATTGTTCACAATATTCCTGTAAAACAGAATTATCGGATGTATCTAAGGAATCAGAGGAAATAATGTCAGTTGATCCATAATATCCATTTTCTTTTTTACATTTCACATCATTATTTATATTTTCTTGGTTTAATGATTTATCTAATTTTTCACAATTAAATATACATTTCCCTTCATTTCCAATCTTCCTAAATATACAATCGTCGCTTCCGTTACACGAATCTTCTCCTAAATATTGTGAACATTTATCTACCCATAATTGTTTGTCAGTATCACCTTCACTTTTATTTAATCTTACGCAATTATTTCTATCTGGAGTAAAGGGGCCCGCATTAGATGGACTACTTCCAACAATTGTATTGCATTTCTGCGCTACTCTACCATTATAATCCTTACAATAATTGGGTGGATCTTCCACGATTGGTCTTGTAACTGAATCATGATAATATGCATTACATGATCTCCCATATAGAACATCCTCTCTTCTATAACTACCATATTTAGGTGAGCTTCGTTGATATAATTTCGTACACATATTATTATCACCTTTATCAATTAATCCCCTTGATTCTGTCTCGCGACTTAAAGCGGTGCAAGGTCTTGCACTAGCTATAACGTCCAACATATCATTTATATCTCCCGAACCATCCGATGCAGCCTCTATACCGACAGCTTCAATCTCATTCTCCTCTGCCTCTACAACTTCTTGAAGACTCTCTTGTTCCAACTCTAATTGGTTTAATTTATCTTTATTAGCTTCCATTGTCTGTATCTGATTGAGTAATTTTTCTATTCTATCATCAAAGTTATTCATTTTCTGATTCATATTGTCCATTATATCGTATTTAATGCTTTCTAAATCTTCATCATTGCCCATATAACCCACGACACCTTCATCATTATTATAATTTTCATCAACATCACTGGGTTTTCTAATTGTTTTTATAGATGGTGGTTTAGGTTTCTGATTTAATATTTCTAATTCTTTTCTCCCGAAAAATTTCTGATTTAATTGATTAGATATATCCATATAACTTAATTAATATAATATTATATTTTAAATTACCAATTGGATTGAAGTCTTCTTAGAGCCGATCCATAATTCCATGAAATATTTCTCTAATTACATTCCACGGACCTGTATCTGACGAACCCGTATCTGACGAACCTGTATCTGAAGGAGCTATATCTGACGGACCTGTATCTGAAGGAGCTGTATTAGAGTTATTTATACAACTACCCAAATCGTGATATACTATTTCGTAAAAATAAGATCCATTTAAATCAGTAATTTCAGAAATTGTTTGTCCATTTATCGGAGAACTTACAATTTCATTATTAACAATATTATTAGATTTAACTAAATCATCTATATAATAATATATTTCTGAAGAACTTGAACTAACAATAGATAATTGTTTGTCCGAATCGAGGACATCACTATCTAATTCCTCTTGATAAGGATATCCGTAAGCATTCCAAGTATTATTCTGTATAGAATTAAATATATCCCAACCCTTCTGATTTTCATAACCCCCCGATCCAGGGGCAAGCATAGATTTTATTAATGTTTTATCTGAACCATATCCACTTGTAACTTGAATATCATAATTAATACCTATGGGTTCATGTGATGATGGATTATTCGCTAAATTAAATGTATCCAATCCACAACGATAAGCGGTATTAATTCCACATTTAATTATATCATTTAATAATGGGGAACTAGCATTTCTCCAATTTTCACCGGGTATATCAGAATGACCAGATAGACCACAATTTTCCAAAACCGGAGATGAAAAATGTTGCGGGAATCCGCATATGTAATTCGGTTCAGTTGGTATTCCATTATCATAGAAAGTTGGACTATCTCGGTTGGTCCCGGCTATTTCATAATAGTCCTGTTCCCTGACATCATATGAATATATTGGTTTTCTCGGAAGCATGGGGGTATCACCCACTTTACATTGTGGACCCGAATTTATATTTTTTTCCGTCCTGTAATTAATCGCCTTACTATTAATGTGTCCACTGCATGTTCCATCGGGTATCCCCGATAAATTATATGAATCTAATATTATAGGACTAGATCTATTACCTTGATTATTATTCTGAAGAGTTATTTCGAATCTTCCTTTATTCTGTATCTTCCGACCAATATTATCTACATTAAAATTTTCATTTTTCATCGCTAAGAAAAGCATACCCGATATCCCTTTTTCATAATGACCTCTTAAATTATCAGATAAACTCGCATCAATTAATGGAAATATAATATTTATACTATCACCACTATTTATTTCAGTTATCGCGAATGTTGACCACCCATTGATATCATCTATTCCACCCGGATCACCCACTATACCTGGTTCACTTGTATTTTTTAACCAGGTCCAATGAGAATCTTGGATATTACCTGTTAAATACCCTTTATCCCCGATCTGTCCCAAGATAACTATACTGTCACTCGTCTTATTGGTAAACCTGAAAACTCTCATATTATTGTCATTCATTAATGGGGGCTGCGGTGGAGGGGATCCTCCACACCATATTTTATCCGGACCAACACATTGTGTTTCAGTATCAACGCCACAATCATTCCCTGTATAACAATTTAACCATTGCCCATCGGAATTGAATTTACCACACGATTTAGGTTTTCCATCATTATTATTTCCCATACATTGTTTCGGCATTGTTCGTTTCTTAACTCTATTTATCGGAGATGGTGTAATACAACTATTTCTGATTGTTGGAGGATTAATAGGGGTAAAAGGGAGCACGGGGACAATATAATATTCGGGGATATCGGGTGTATCTGGGGGTAATGGTGGTTCTATTGGAATAGCTAAGGGCATTAATGGATCTTGTGGAGAAGAACAATAATAAGTATTATGTTCATAAATTGGGCTACATATTGAATTAAATTCACACGGATTGGGAGAACATAAACAATTAGTATCTCTACATATTAGAGTTTCGCTATCTTTTAATACTTCATCTGCTATACCATATTTATCATCAAACATGAATTCATATTCATTTAATTGATCTTTTAAATCTTCTATATTTTCAAGATTATAATTATCTTTCTTTATTGAATAATCTATTTCCATTGGTGTTTCAATATCATAAAAATTAGGGTCTCTGTAAGAAATAAAATTTTCTATTTTCATATCATTCTTAAAAGCGAATATGAAAACTATTAAAAATAATATTATTCTTATATCCATTCTTAACTATTCTAAATTAATATAGATATAATTTATGCGAAGGAAGCAAGGGATTTAGTATAAGGGTTTCCTCTAAATGGATCAAGTAAAGAAGAATCCAATCTATCGGATAATTTAACATTATCAAGTGTTTCTTTATCTTGTGTATATTCACAGACATAATCCTGTGGAATTTCCTGATAAACTTTATCCGGATTATTAATCCGCGGATTGAAATAATCACTCTCAATCTTCTTAATATCAACATTAAGAGTATCAACTCCATTCGCAAGTTTCGTGCTTTCTGGTGTTGGATCTCTGCCCCTTGAAATAACTTCTTTATTAGGATTAAGATCTGCTCTAAGGAATTGATCCGATGCCATTTCTGCAGGAACAGTAGTTCCACCATTACCAGAATACTCGAACATTGTTGTTGACTTAATCGTTGGTCTAACATTATCTTGTAATCTTTCTTCAGGTAATACAGCGACAGTGGGACCAACGAATCCATCTCTACTATCCAATGTAGTCTCTTTAACAGTTGGTTTTACGTTATCTTGTAATTGTTCTGTCTGAGCATTAAATACAGATTTGAAATTTCCCTCATATGTTCTCTCAGATGTTATTTCTCTTTCATTCGGATAAACGAAATAACTTGATTTATTATGATCATTGTCATTCATTTTCCCCTCCAATGCTATATTTCTTTCTGTATCATTTAATAATTGCTGTTTCGTTGATTTCTTAAAATTGGGACGATCTTCATTACTCTTAAAAATCACAGGGGCAGCTGGACCCACATCTCCCTCATTTAGATATTGTCTATTGGTTTCTTTTAATTCTTGTTCGGGTCTAATTCTTGGGGCTTCCACCGCACCAGTTGTTACTAACCATTTATCGGCACTATTAAGATAATCCTGATCTGGTTGGTGTTTAAATACTTGCCCTTGTTCTCCTCTTTTATCTATACCCTTACCGGATAATACTCTACCTTCAAATAAAAGTTTCTGATTACTCAATGTCCTCCTATTATCTGTACTATTTCTCTGTGCGTATAGAAGATCAACGTCTCGGTTGATATCGCTTTTAACATCTATATGTTGAACTCTTTCTTGTTCAAATGGCAACTCACTCGTTCGATACATTCCTTCATTATACCTTGATTGATCCGCTCTAGCTCCGTCGAATGTGTTACCATAAACATTACCGTAAGGAACCCACTGATCACCCAGCGGCCCCTGGAGATCTGTTCTTTTACCCGTACCCCTCTGGTCAGCGTGGTATCCTCCGAAATGGGCATCCATTCTATGACTACGACTTCCTAAATCCAATGATGCAGGACCCGAACCCGAAAAGAAGGGTTCGACCTTTATCCCTTGATCATTTACCAGAAAATCTTCTTTTTTCGTATTACCCCCGTCTAATGTTTTAATTTCATCTGTATATATTTCTTTACTCTGTAAAGTATTACGTCCATCCATATTTAAAGCATCTATAACTTTCGTACCAGGTTTCATTGCTTCCGTATGATGTTTCATAACTTGATCTACTTCATATCTCTGAGCATCTTTCAAGTTATTCATATCATAGATTGTATTCCCCGAACCCTGAAACAATGGTGGTGTTATTTCATCGTGTACTTTATTTTTTTTTTCTTTATCCTCATTTATAAAATAACCCGCACCTAAAACTCCCAATAGAATGAGTGCTTCCATTTATATATTTAAATAATATTTTAAAATCATTTAAATAACAAATCAACGAAGTTTGAATAACTTTAAAAATTCTGTGGGTATATTTTCTGTAAAATATGATATCATATTTTCTCCATCAAAAAAACCCATAAGTTTGAAATGACATTCATCTTCATAAAGTAAGAATATAGTATCATATTCTGGATTATATTCTATAAGAGTATTATAAATTGAATAATTTTTATATTCTTCATTACTATTCAAGATAAATATATTCAACTTTAATATTTTCGTTATTTGATTTAGTAAAATATAATCGCACCAATAATTATGACCACTCTGTCTTATTATATCTCGGAATGAATATAAATCTTTTATTTCATATGGATCCCATTCTTCATCAAAATCATCGCAATCTTTCATTATCTTATAAAATCCAATCATTTCCTTAAAGTTATCATCGGTAATAGAATCCGCGATAATGGATCTTATACTGGAAGAATTCATTATTTCATAATCATTATTTAATCTATTATAATCATTTAAAGCATTTGATATACAATGGAAAAAACAATCTCCATCTGAAATACAGTCAAATATCCCGAATGGAGAATTTTTATGATATTTATCCGAAATTTTATTTAATTGTTTGATCCAGGGTAATGGCATCTTAGACCACCCGAACTCTCCGAGATAATGATGCCAATTATTATTATTTATTTCCTTTATGTTGCTATCTTTCTTAAAGTAAGTTTTATTATCTTTTAATATGATATTTTCCGTTAAATAAAATTCCATATTAAAAGATAATAAATTTTTAATTTTAAATATAATTTAAATTAAATTATATGGTATAAATAATGGATAAAAAATTAGTTAAAAAATCTTGTAAAGTCTGTTCTGCATTATTAATTGGAGTTATATTGGGTTATGGACTCTCTAAATTATTAGAAGGGAATAAAACTGAAAAAGATGATACTCAGTCCTCTTGTGGATGTTCTTCTTAGATAAAATCCATATTTTTCTGTAAATACCGAACGTACTTTTTAATAATTAACCAATCTTTAAATTCTTCTTCATCATAGTGACTAGTTATTCTCTGATTATAAGAAGAAGAATAATTCCAGATTAAAGTCTTTATATATTCTTCGGAATAAAGATCATACTGCCTTTTAACACTCGGTATTAATGTATGATTACAGTGGAAATCATTCGCTTGAAGATACCATTCTTTAATTTCTAATCTATCTAAGTTGTGATTAATATATCTAATTTTATCATCTCTTACTCCTATATTAAGTTTAAACCTTTTATGCCACAATTCTACGAAGTAATTCAACATTTTCATATCCCCCTTCATTCCACCATAAGATCTTCTAAGTAATATACATTTTAAAAATAGGTTATCTTCTATAATAGTTGGATCAATATTTTCTTTAAACGAATATTCATCGTGTTTGGGGCAAGAAGAAAGAAAATAAACTAAACCAAGTAAATATTGAATCATGACAATTTTAAACTTAAATCCCTTGGTTGCGGCAATCATCAACCAACATATAATTGGAAGATCTTTATGAGGAACAACATCCTCGAACATTATAATTGGTAATCTTCTAAGAAATGCACTGATATCTAGATCAATTATATGTTTCGCGGTTTTAACAGATTTATCATTTTTCATTTTTCTTATACATTTCTGTAAATGAGAAATTAAGTAAGTTCTTTTCGTAAAAGGACTTGAACGAAACTCATAATCTTCTAAATTTCCAATATTACCACAGAGTTTAATATCTTGGAAGACTTCTTTACATCCTCTAATAGAAACATCGCATTCAAAATTATATTTAGGGGGTAATGATTCTCTAAATTCACAGACAGAAGGTCTTTTATTTAGCCATTCTAAATAAAAGACGTTCATTAAAAAAATAATATTGTAATTAAACTTATAAATCAAATTTATAATTTATAATAATTAATCATTCTTGGGGTTGCCATAATCGGTTTTATCATCGTATTCTGCGCCTACCTCTGTATTTTTCGTAAAATCAAACTTACAATCGGTTTCGTGTTTATCCAACACCCCCAAGACAGTATTGTCACCTATTCTTCTAAATGGTTCAATAGAATTCTTCTGTGGATCAAAAGGTAAGAAATCAAATCTATTGATACCCACACCTTTTAATTCGAAGGCATTATTCGTTAATCTTGTATTTTCTTCCGCCGAAGGACCTCCATCGGGGAATTGAACCATATTATAGCTATTATTTTCGTCCAATGGTGCGTATTTTAATGAAGGATTATTCGAAAGATCTCTTGTAATACCTTTTAAATCTGACTCAACATCAAAAAAATTAGAATCCATTAGTGACCCACCGGCTTTCTGTAATTGAACATTGGGTGCCCACGGATAACTAATTTTATTCCTTAGTTTAGAATCATCTAATCTATACATACCGGGACCCATGGACATATCGGTCATGCTTCTATTATTAATGAGAGTTTCCATATTATATTTATATTGAATATAATATTTTTAAAAATAAAGTTTAATTTATAAATTATAAATTAATTAGAAGGAATAGTTTTTTCTTGGCATCTTCTCAGATAATCAGCATTCCTAACCATCTGTCTTGTCGGAAGACCTCCTCTAACCCAATCTGCTTGGGAATCTTCGGGAACAATATGTTTAGGATCTTGAACTTCTTCACTTAATTTCTGAATCATTGGTGTGAAGTAATTTCCTATGGAAACTCCTGCCAATGAATTACATGGTTTCTGATCGGAGGAGAAATCCGAAGAAATAAGGACAGATTCAACGTCTACATCTCTGTAACCCTTCGAAATATCGGGAGTAGTTAAAAATAATCTTTCAACGACCTGATTAATATCTCTAAGATTAGTTAGTTTATCTTTATCTTGTCTTAAATTACTATCATTATCTACTAAGCAACCCTTTTCGGCGATCCACCCAACCCCCCCCGAAAAATTAATGCCAGGTTGAGAAACTTGAATAGATCTAGCTTCCTTAAGACCACATTCGCAACCATTCTGGTTGTCCATGTAATAGAGTCCCGGACCCTGAGATTGCAAGGAATCTAAATCAACCGTTAATCTATCATCACGAATATTCGCTCTGACGAAAGTCTGAAATGAGTTTTTCTTGCTTGTATCTGGTTTAGCACATTCTTGAACGTTAGCGTCCATTGGAGCGGCGTGACCCTCATATCCATTGTATCCCGTCATTTATATACTTAAAATATATTTTATTTATTTTAAAAATTATGTTGAACCCGCCCCCGTTCCTCCACCCGAATTACCCATGTCACTTAAACAAGCCAATTTATTCCCTTCTTTACACGTTTTAGGTTGTCCATAGCACCATTGAGCGAATGAACCTTGATCATTGGGAACTTGATTTCCGGGAACTGTATAAAATTGGCGTTGACTGTTCGCTTTACCGAATATATCTTTCACATCTCTGTATAAATCTTGATTAAACAATTGATCCATCCTGTTCTGAACACCTACATTATTATAAGATGGACACGATTTCGGCATTCGGACATTATCATTACTAAATTCATTTAATCCTGGATTCATAAAAGGATTATCTTTCGTTGGAACCCTGCATTCAGTTGCAAGATCATTAATCATTACCAATTCATCCAATTTATTACTCATAGATTCTTTCAAGACATCTTCAGTGTGAGTATCGGTCTGTCTCGTCCAGATAATCCAAGTGGCGGCGGCGACTACGAAAGGTAAGGCAATATATCTATTATCCTTATTAATAAGATAAACAATTAAGGAATAAAGAATTGATAATCTTAAAAGAGAATTTAATTTCCTTATAATATCAAATCTCTTAGAAGGAAATATTTCAAATATATAATCTCTATCGTATAATACACTTGGATTTTTATACCAGAAGGGGGTTGATATCATTAATAATTATATTATAGAATTTATTTTATTTATTTAGTTCTTTCTTTCTTTTTCGCTTCAATTTTCTTTTTTAGTTTTTCTTTTTTTTCTTCTTTAGTTAATTGATTGGGTTCATCGTTTTTTTTATCTGTTAATTGAGGGGTTTCTTTAGTTGTTTCTTGCGTTGTTTCTTTTTCGTTAGAATTTTCGTTGTGATTATTAGGATTATTGGGATTCATCTGTTTCATTAAATTACCGAATAGAGGATTATCGGCCATATCTCCGTACATATTTTCGGCTTCTTTCTTTAATGTATCTTCATTTAATTCTCCATTTTTCATTTTATCTTCCATTACACTATTGATATTCTTAAAGATACTCCCCATCTTTTCGGGATCCATCATCTTCGCCATTATATCCATTGGATTGCTATTTTCATCAATGTTCCCAAACATTTCATCTATCTTCATACTTGACGCGACTTCTTTCGCGATAGAACCAATATTAGTATCCATAAGACCCCCCAACATATTTTCTAAATCAAATTCATCTGTTTCTGTCTTAACATCCTCCGCAAGTTTCTTTAATTTTTTCAAATCTTTCGCCGTCTGTTTATCTTTAATATCTTCTTTCGTAATTTCACCATCATTCATACTACACAGTGCTTCTTGTAATTGTAACGATGAATTCAGATTAATATTGATAATCGTAAATGTCTGGAAATATTTCCAGATAGTAGACTTGGTTTTATCGGAAATATTTTTAGACCATAATCTTTTAAAAGATATTTCTTCTAAAATTTCTTCTATTTCAAATAACTTCTCATCTTTATCTTCGATCATCTTGGAGTTCTCATTAATTCTACCCAAAAAACATTTAATTTTCGGGCAAGAATCTAATTTTAAATCTTCTCCGACCATTTCTTGTTCATAGTTACGATAAAGACAGTTTTTTATTTCAGGAAAAGTTTTACTTAAATCCCGAATAAAACTTGAAAAAATACTAAATACCTGCTTCTCAATATCCATTATTATTATATAAAGGAAATAATTATTTAAATAGTTTAACGTAAATTATTTCTTCTTCTTCGTTGTTTTCTCTTTTTTCTCTTTATTTTTAGTTCTCTTTTTTATTTTCTAGCCATCCCATTGCCCACTTCACCTCTTTCTCTCTGTAGCCTCTCATAATCATTATCAAATTGCTGTCTCTTTCCACTCAATTGATTATCTTGTTTTTCCATCTCTTGGACCTGCCCCTGTAAAGGATTTTCGGTCGCACCATCCAGGAATGATAGATTCGTATCCATTTTATAAGTTTTTTTCGTAAAATCATCATTATCTTCTGTAATCATTGAATGTCCTACACCGAATCCGGATCCACACCACCCCTCCAATTCACCGTCCGCATTTATCATACACTGTCCTTGATCTTTTTCAGTTGCTTGCCCCTCATTTACACGTTCTTCCTGTTGTTTTTTACCTTCTACAAGTTTACCCAAATATTCAAAAACGGTTGTCCCAGAAATAACCTGTCCATTTATTAAAATACTTGGTACAGTTTTAATATAATTGGGGAATGGTTGAGTGTCTACGTTAATAACTTTAAAAAGAGATTTTAAAAATTCATATTGAGAAATACCAACCAGTATTTTTTTAGAATGATCGCATCTACCACTTATAAAAAGAACTCTTTCGGACATTTATTTAAATTACAATATCTTAATTTAATAGAAATAAACTTAATAAATTTGATTTTACTTAAAATAAATAATAATAATATAAATAAAGAGTATGTTTAATCCCGAGATTTCAGATGTTAAAATGGAAAATAAAGAATTATGCTTCAAGATAGGGGGGGATGATAAATATGGACTCGATAAATCAGTGTTGAATGCTATCCGTAGAACACTATTAAACGATATACCATCCATAGCTTTCAGATGTGCCGAAAATACTAAGAAAGATATTAAAATTATAGAAAATAGCGGTCAACTTCACAATGAAATGATCTTACAGAGATTGTCTTTAATACCTCTCTACATCAATGTAGATTCATATATGAAAAATTATCTTTTCGAACTAAATGTTGAACACGAAAATAAAGATGTATTTAAATTAGTTACATCCGATGATTTCATGATTTATCCCCTTAAACCCGAGATTCAGAGTAGAATTGATAATTTAGATAAAGAACTAGACGAAGAATTAGACGAAGAATTAGATGAATTACTTAATTCAAATAATTATGAAAATTATGATCTTAAAAATCCTTTATCTCAGAAAAAGAAAGATGAAATCTTAAGACCATTCGAATTTAGAGGTAAAAAAAATTATTGTCTTATTACAGAACTAAAGAACACGAATGATAATGAATTAAAACAGAAACTTCATTTATACGGTGTTCCATCCTTGTCTACGGGGAAAGAGAATGCTATTTTTCAATCTGTTTCATGTTCAACTTACTCTTTCTTAAAAGATGAAGATTTAATTAATCATATCGTTCAAGAAAGAATTAAGGCAGAAGATATTAAAGAAGATGAACAAGAGAAATTTACTCAGAAATTGCTCTTGGCGGAGTCTGAAAAATACTACTGCAGAGATTCAAATAATGAATGCAATAAGTATAATTTTAGAATTAAATCACAACATTACGAAGACTCGGGATCATTATTTAAATTATCATTAAAAATATTACAGGATAAAATTGATTATCTTAAAGTTTCTTTCTTAAAAGTTCTACAAAATAAGGAAACATGTATATCGGGTGAAAAAATTAACGATTATGTTTATAATTTTATGATATACAATGAAGATCATACAATGGGTAACCTTATCCAGAGTCATATAGCGAGGAGATGCTTGGATGATGATTCTATATTACAATTCGTGGCTTACAAGAAACCCCACCCCCTCGAAGAATCTATTAGACTAATTGTGACAATTAATCCATCCCATAAGATCTCAAAGGATAATGATTTAAGAAAATATCAAGGAATTGTCAATTTCTTGATAGAAGAACTAGAAAAAATTAAACAGGATTTAAAGATCCTATACAAGGTAGCAGAAAAAGAATTATAATTATTTACCTTCTTTATTTAGCTTTATTTACCTGCGCTATCAGCATCAGCTGCGCTATCGGCATCAGCTGCGCTATCGGCATCGTCCCCTTCTGCAGAACTATCGTCGACAGTTGGAGCCGGTCCTGAACCTGAACCACCTGAACCCGAGCCGGAACCCGAATCTAAATACCATAATAAACCACCAGCTAAAACTAAGAATACAACAGTATGCGTAAATATTGACGTATTACTTGTTTCTAAAGAATGAATAAATCCTTTACTAAACCAACCCTTAGTGGAACCACTAATTGGAGGGAAAGTTAATATAAATCCCGGACTTAAAACTAAAAAGAATGCAGCACATATACCAATTGCTTTCCACCATTCCATAATTTATAATTAAACACATAAAATAATTTAAGAATAATTCAATGCGAACATTAATTTCTTAGATGGTAAACCATGGATATAATTTTTAATATCAGACCAACTTGTAGGTTCTTTAGTATTGAGATATTTTTTATGAATATCGTTAGTTAATGGTTTTAGATGATAAGGGATATCTTTTTTTTCTATATTTTTAAATACATAACAATTCTTATAATTATTATATAATTCATTACTTAAATTATGAATTTTATTTCTATATCCGTCAAATGATTTCAGATATTCCGGAAAATATTTTAAGTATTCTTTTAGATTACCATTTTTCCTTAATTCAATATAATTCAAGAAATCATTATTCATATTGGGTTTTAATTCTTTTACTTTTTCGAATAAAGGATTAATTTTTTTATATCTTTTATTTCCATCTTTAATAGTATATCCCTTAATCTCATATGTTTCAAAATCCATTAAATCATTAAATGAAATATTATTAATCTTTTCTATATCTAAATTTACTTTCGTAAGATTTAATCTTTCATTCTTATTTAGATTATATGCTTCAACTAAAAATAATTTATTTTCCTTAATTGGAGAAACATTTCTATTGTCTTTATGTCTCATTACGAATGAATAGCAACAATCCTTATCTAATTTATCATAATCAAAATTTTTATCTAAACACTCTCCGAACATCTGTTTAAAAGATTTTTTATCAGTCCATTTATTTTTTCCCCCAATTTCACTCCTTGTAGATAATAACCATTCTTTATGATAAAATAAATTAATCATTGTTCCATCTATTAAGTATTGAATTTCAGATCCTAGATAACTTGAATCATCCGAGATAGTATCGTATTCTACCGATTTTACGGGCGGCAAGCACACAACCTTATCGGTAAGAGTATCTATAACTGCCCCTCTGCAATACATTTTCCAATAATCATTTTCATCAGTATAAGATAAAGGTTTATCGTAATAATTCTTTACTAAAAGTAGATTTTTATATTTAACTACTTTTAATCCTTCTTTTTTAAAAAGATCACTGTAATTATTGTTTTCCGAGATGAATGATTGCAATTCCATGACTTATATTCAAATTGCTTTATTATTTTAAGTATGTTAAAAATTAGTATAACCAGTCTACCCAAGGTTTGCTGACAAAGGCAGTAATAAACAATATAATGCCTACTATTATCATAAAAATAGAAGTCTTCGTCCAATTGTGTTTTTTTAAAACTACTCCGATGATAAAAAATAAAACAGGTCCTACCAATTGTAATACCACTATCCACCACTCGCTCCCGCAGCATGTATAAAACCAACCATCTACAAAACCCAGAATCCCCGGTTTTTCATCTGCTGCCGGTACACTTAAACATTCTTTATTTGAAGGTGAAGGCGAAGGATACTTAACTAGGAAATTATTCCTTTTACACATATCTTTCTTATATGTATTTAAATCTATATCAATCCCTGGATTTCCTCTATCAACGCAGATATTAGTATCATCATCGCCCTTAATGCATTCAAGATTTTCATCCCCACAATGTTCATCATTATCACATATAACACACGTGCCAGTTACACTGCAATATTTATGTTTGTTATTTCCGTTACAATGAGAATCGGTTAGACAAGTGACTGTTTTGCATTGACGATCTACATTGGAATCTGTATATTCGAATGATGGACTGGCTTGCCCTGGTGGGGGGGATCCTATTAAATTCATAATTTCTAATTCATCCCAACTACCACATATTTTACCATCAGACGTCGCACAATGATCATATGGAAACTCTGGTGGAGATGCCCCTCGGGAGAATGTACCTTTTCCTGTTTCACATTCTTTTCCACTAATATCTTGAAACCAGCCATCTTGTACATATGTGTATGGATTCCATCCTTCAACCCCCCCCTTTAATAAATTATACAGAGCATAAAGTGCAACTAAACCAACTGCTATCTTTAAATTACCCGATTTATTTTCTTCTAGCTTAAAATAAATGAGAGTTGAAAATAATATAAAAACATTTAGATTATTCATTTATATATTATCAATATAAAATAAATAAATGGATGTAGAACCTCTAAAAAATATACTTAAACTTTATAAAAATAAAAATCGTGTATTTGAAACTTATTTAGATGAAGACACCTTAAAAAAAATTAAAAATAAAACTTTTTATAATAGGGAAGAATCTGATATTTATCTTAATGATAATATCACTTTCGTAAAAAAAAATACAGGAAAATTTTATAAATCAGGGAAAGTTATAGCAATCGATAATTCTAAAATAACGATCAAGACATCAGTTAATTATATTACTCTTGATTCGGAAGAATATTATCTTTTTATTAAAGAAAAGAAAAGAAAAGATAAAGATTTTTATAAAGCTCTTTTTAATAGTCTATGATATTAAATGAAATATAGAGAACCGAATTTATTTACTCTTTTTCTACAGATAAAACAATTACAATTAAATTCTCCCATTTTTTCTTTTAAAACATTAATACACTGAGAGCATCCTGTATGACCACATGGTTCAATATAAGTATCAACATTTCTCTGTAAGCATAAGCTACACGTATTCCCTAAATTTCCGTTATTTATTTTTTTAACGAAGTTCTGAAAATAAAAATTTAAAAGAGATAATTCTTTTTCATATTTTTTTTTTATTTCGGGGTTTTTATTTTCCTCTTTTATTTTTTCGGATGCATTTAAGATACTCTTATTTATATTATCCGTATCAATATCCTTTGAATATTTTATATTAATATCTGCTATAAATTTCGAAAAATCTGTTAATTTATTAATATCTAAATCAAGTTTATTATAATAATCTTTTAACTCTTTTTCTAAATCTAAAACCTTATGTTGTTGTTTAACATAAAAATCAAGATGTTCATTAAAATGAGTAGAAAACTCTTCTAGTTTCTCCTTATGTTTTTCATCAATTTCTTCCAACTTTAATTCTTTATTATTTAACTCGCCGAAAAGATCTTCTTTAATTTGAAAGACTTCCTTTACCTCTGAATTATTTGGTATGAAATTATTCATATCACTTATAATATTCGTAGCAGGAGATGACCATTCTGTATTATTGGAATAATTATAAGAAGCACACGTACTAATATCCATTTAAGATTACAATTATTTTTTTCTTTAAATATTTATCTGCGTTCATTGATATCCATCAACTTATATTTAATTTTATTGGATTTCTGTGTTTCGATCAATCCTTTAATTTTATCCACGAATCCCTGGGGTAAAAGATTATCTCCATAGTATGATTTAAATATATTATATAAACAGAGAACACATTTATATTTTTCATCCGTATTATCCGTTTCAGAAATAATATCAATTAAGTTATTTAGAGATGGTATAATTTTATCTTTTATTATTTTCATTTTTTCTAATTCGGTCACTAATAATGAATGCCCGATAAGTAAATCTAATTTTTTATTTTTATCACAGAACTGCATATATTCACTCTGATCTTTACTTATTTCTTGAGTTTTAATTTTTTCTTCTATCTGAAAGACTTCTTTATAAATAATACCATTTAAGTCCTTATGATCTTTATAAATTTCCTGTAAAGCTTGAATAAAATAAAGATTATAAGAAGATTGCGCGACACATTTACTTAGAACATTCACAATAACCATGCGTTTAAGATAATCCTTACCTTTTAATTTTTCTTTTAATTTTTCGATGATATTGGAAAGATTCTTATCAGTCATTTTATTCAGAAGACTATTAACCTCTTTTAAAGCTAGTGTATCTCCGCTAATATTTTTATTCCTAAATCTTTTATTCTGACCTATTTTAGTATTCGTTGTAAGTCTAAAATATTTTTCATTTAATTTAATACTATCCAAAAATTTAAGGAGATCTCGTTGTTCTTTATTGGTTGAGCAATACTTGTCATAACTAGAAATAAAACCATCCGAACCATATATTGTTGTAAGTTCTTCTTCGGTCCATGTTTTCATATCCTTAATGATTTTATTTCTATATCTTTATATAGAAATAAATGAAATCTAAACTTAGAACACAGAAAAGGGTATGTTATTTTGATGAATTAAATGATATAGAAAAACAAAGATGTAATGAAATATGTAATCTTGGATTTTCTAAGGGAGAAGAAAGAGATTACATAATGAGTATCCAGAATAAAAGACCAATTATTTCGTTATTATATGTGGGAGATCTTATTGTTGGTGTATGTTTCGTAGATATTCAGAAAAAGAATGTTATGAAACCTTTATCTAAATTGTTTTTATTCCTTCATACTATTTCTATTGATCCAGAATTTAGAGGAAATGGTTTATGTTATCATTTAATAAGAAATCTTTTAAATGCGAAAATAAATATAGATGGAAAAGTTTACCATCTTGGAAGATCTCTTAATATGTATCTACAGGTGAAAACGAATGAAACTGACCCTAATACATCCGCTATAAAATGTTATCAGAAAAATGGATTCGAATTAGTAGACATGATATATGAAACAAGGGATGAGGGAGAAATACTTACAGCAATGATTCGAAAAAAAGGTGCAAATAAAAAGAAAAAAGCGAAAAAAACGAAAAGAAAATAAATTAAGGAGTAACGAAATCTTTTTCAAATAAATCATAATATTGAAAGTGAATACCCTCTTCAGTGGGATATTTAGGTTGATACCTAACTTTTTTTCTAAAAAAAGATGTTCTATCAATGGCATCCCCCGGTGGAAATCTTCTTTCCCAATCATAAAGATCTTTAAATTCTTTTTTCATTTCTTCGCTAAAAGAACTTTTAGGGAATAAATCACTTTCTTTATCGCTTTCAACTTTACTATGGGCAATAGCCAATTGGTCTTTATGGATAAA